AGTAAAAGCCGGTTCAATTTGTGGTGCTACATTATTAGCTGAAGCAAAAGCTGCATTAGCGTGATTTCTAGCATAAGGATCAATTTCATCACCAGGCACATAGGCTGTTGTTTGAATTGTGCTATCTGGGAATGTTAATGTACCACCTTCACCAAATGTCCATGCTTTTGATGTTCCTCCAGTATTGGCCCTAATTTGAATATTTGTATTAGCGTATAACTCAGCAGTTGCCGTTCCCATAAACAATGCAGTAGAATCATCACTAGTAGTTGTTAGATATGCGGAGTTGGCTCCGTAAGTATTAAAATCTAGTTTAGAGTTTCCTAGTCCATTAATAATGGTGCGAGTGTTTGCTATGTTTGCAGTATTAAACGCAGCATTAGCAGTATTAAACGCAGCATTAGCAGTATTTCTTGCAACTTGATCTGAACCTGAAATTTCTGTTGGTGCTTGGCCGCCAACAGAAACGGCTAAAGTGCCGTTTTGATTACTTAATACTAGACCGCCTAAATCAATTGAGCCTGGCCCAACATAAAGAGAATGCCATCGATTAGCATCTGAACCAAGATAATAGGTATTAGTAGTAGTTGGTAATAAATTTCCACTAATTTCACCGCCAGTATTTGCATTAAGAGAATTGTTAGCACGAATGAAGGCAGCAGTAGCAGTATTCTGAGCCGTGGTGATATTGGTATTCTGTGTAGCATTTACACCAGCTTCGTTATTGGCTGCAGCAAAAGCACCATTAGCATAAATGCCTGCTGAAGTGCCTGTGTTATTCGCTGTTTCAGCTGCAACTCTAGCTACATTGTCAATTGATGAACCACCTGATATGGTGTTAGCGTAACTAAATGCCGCATTAGCATAATTCCAAATATAAGATATATTTGTATTTTGAGTTGCATCTACTGTGTTAGAATAAACAGCTGCACTATTAGCAATATTAAATGCAGCACCAATAGAATTGTTCTGTGTAGCATTAACACCGGCTTCATTGTTAGCTACAGCAAAAGCAGCATTTGAATATGCGTATGGCGCAGCCGCTGTTATCTGTATCGTTGAATCTGGAAATACTAAACTTCCTCCAGATGATAGTGTTACCTTATCAGCATTTGCTGTTTGGAAATAAGCCACGCTGTTGAGGCTGTTGCTGAGTGTGCTGTTGGCCTTGTCGTAGACCACGCTGATAATGCTGTGATATCCTGCTATGCTCACACGAGCCACGTTGTCAGCCGTAGGAGTTACTATCTGATTGTTCATCAAGGTAACTACGGTGCCAACACTGGCAGTGACAGCATTGGCTGTGTTGCTTGAAGCACGAATTGTCGAATCAACAATGTTCAAGCTACCTGCAGTGACCTGAGGCATCAAGCAATCGTTGGATCCTTTGACCAACACACTGGCTCCTGCATTGTTGACCACTAGATTGTTTATTTTGTTGCCAATGATGGTGATGATGCCCGATCCAGATATCAACACATTGCCTGTGACCTGTAGCTCACAATCATCAACTTCCACATAGCCAGAACTACTTTTGGTAAATTGTTCGTCCACAGTTGAACTGTTGATGTAGGCCTGTGCGTTGCCTGTGATGGCCAGATTGGTCATTTTGAGTCCGGCGATCCTGCCTGTGGTATTGGCAATGGTAACTGCGCCGTTGACCAAGGTGCTGGCACCTGTGGCATCATAGGTTATTAACTGTGTGGCCTGACTGGTTATTGTGGGATTTTCTGTGTATGTACCCGGATGTATCACAATAGTGTTGCGGCCGCCGGTGACCTGTGTGAGTGCGTGAGTTATGGTCAGATATGGTCGTAGTATGGTTCCTGTGCCGGTACTGTCATTGCCGTCTTTGCTCACATGCATTTCAAGATCAAAACTGGTACTAATATTAGTCAACTGACTGCCGTTGCCGATAAAGTAGTTGCCAGATATGTTTCCAGTAACAGTAAGATTCTGTGTGACTGTTACATTACCTGTGATTACTCCACCAACGTTTGCATCTAACGAATTATTTGCACGAATAAATGCAGCATTGATACTATTATTTTGTGTGCTATTTGTATTGTATAACTCAGTAAAGTTATTATTCGTTTTGGTAAATCCAACTCTTATTCGATCACCAGTTCCATCGTTTGCAACTGTACCAATATTAATCGATTCTTTTGCCATTTTTATTCCCTGTCTACGGTATAAATGATTGTATCTGCTCCAAATAATGTGCTGTCACCAAAAGGAACATATCTATCTTCAACATATTGTTCTGGCCATTCGGCTATATCAGTTAAAAATCCAAAATCTCCATCATATTCAGTATTCCTTGGAACAGCCCTAGTCACAATTGATACTGCCTTAACTGGCGAAATATCAACTTCTGTAATTTTATAATTTGCTTTTGTATAATCACCAATTACATTATCATTTACTTTTAGTAATTCTGTTAGTTCACCTAAAACTAAAATTCCTGAGCTAGTATTACTGAAATAAACTACTTTGCCAGTAATTTCATTTGTGCCATTTCTATTTACACGAATCGTTTCGCCTGTGCTAAAGTAATTATTTCCTGTAGAATAATTTACATAAACTTTTTGAGCATCCCGTTTTTGATTATCAATAAAGATATTTGTGTTTGCAGTACCATATCGACCTGTTATTGGACTAAAGGCACCGATAATTGATGTATTACCTGTTATGTTAGGCCACAAATAACTTTTAACAGTAAACTCTAAATCCCAAACAATTAAACGAGTAGTTCCATCACTTAAACCACCTTCATAATCTGTAGTCATATTTACAGAATTTAATATAATTGGCATATCATATTTTTGATCCATACTTGGAATCATGTTTACAGTAACAGTAAAATCAGGTTTAAAAAATGGTAATATTTGTTCTACAATTTGTGTGCCATCTTCTGTGTTGCGAACAAAAATTGACATACTAAAATTGAAATCATAAGGTACAGGAACATACTGAGATTCTAAACGACCACTTGAATTTTTAGAAAAATTCTTTAATAGTGATTGTTGTTTACGGCTATTGTCATAAGACATACCGGTAAGTTCAAATGAAATTCTTGGTACAGAAACAGCAATTGATTTTGTTAAAGTTGGATCAGATTCAATGGCTGTTAACCAACGCTCTTTTGAACCATAGGTTAATGGTACTTTAAATATTTCAAAATTTGTTGCACCGTCTTTAGACGTTCTTTGTATTTGAATATCATTAAAAATTGTTCCAAATGCTACAACAACTTTACGAATTGAACGATTATAATATTGTGATTTGCCTAGCATTATGGTTCACCAAATGGGTTTGTTTCAGTAAAGTCAATAATACCATCAGCTTCAGATTCAATTCTTGCGTTATCTTGTATATCTTCAAAGGCAGTATTCATGTATGCGGTATCATTTACAGATAGAACTGTCCAATCAGCAAGACTTGTATTTCCTTTTATTGCTGCACCAGAAACAAAAGTTCCTCTTGTTAGGATTATATCTATATGAGTATTTGGAATAAAATCGTAAACTTGAGCTTGTGCTGTTGCATAAGTTAAGTTTGCACCTTGATAGACGATTTCATCATTAACAAATTTGCCAGTGCCACCAACACTTAGAGCAATTTTTGTTTTTGGGTAATAATTACGGATCTGACTATCAATTTCTGCAATACCAACTTCAACAACTTCATTAGAAAATACATATTGTTTAAGTTTTAAACCATAAACATAAACATTACCACCACGACCACGACCTAATGTGTAGAACATAGCTTGATCATTTTCATGTTCTACAAATGTAATTTCAAAGAAGTTTCGTAGTAAAGGAATATAAAGTAAATCACCTTCTAAAGGTCTTACCATTGGTATTACTGCTTGAAATCTTCGGCGAGAAACTAAGAATTGAACCTCATCACGAATTTCTAAACCAAACTTAGAAATGAAATCTTGTTCGCCTTCCATGCCTGTAACATTTTCCAAATACATTTCAATTGGATAGGCATTTACATATTGTTTAAGTGTATCTTCACCATATAAAAAATCAACTTCATCACGGGTTGAACGAGGAAGGTAATAAACATCCATGCCATATATTTGTAAAGCTTCAATAACCAAATCTTCAATGAGCAATTGCTCAGAAGTTATTTGACTAGAAGGAAAGTTATTGAAGTATAGATTGGTTGCCATTCATTTTAACCTGTAATTATCTCACTTGGCAAGCTATTGAATTGGTATAAATCTTCTTCTACTTCTTTAATTTCTGTTCTAGCTTCTTCTGCGATACGAACACCATCTAATGTTACACCACCAGGCATTTGTACTCCAGAAAATTTGGAAAGATTATTTCCCCATTGAAGTTTAATTAAAGCAGTAGCATATTTTTTAAGAAAACGATCATTCCAAACATCAGAAATTCCTGTTACTGTAGCTGTTCCACTTACCAAATTTGATGCAAGTGGACTTTGTAATTCTAATGTTGTTGGCGAAATAATTTTTTTAACTTGTTTTGATTCGCCGTTGATATTAATAAAATCATTTTCTAACAATTGTTGGTCAAAAATAGTGCCTGTTCCAGTTACAGTATTTGCGGTTGTATTTGCAGACATTGTGCCAGTCAAAGTTACTGTATCTGGTCGCATAGCCCTATAACATTTTACAATTACATAATCGCCAACCTCTAAATCTCTAGACCAATCTATATCTAAAAATACTTTGTTTTGTTTACGATTAAATCTAAATTGTGGTGTACCTGCAAACAACAACTGTAATGAGCGAAGGTGCTGCATGGTAATTTCATATGACACATAAGATACCGATGTGAAATCATAGAGGTCATGCAAACGTAATTGATACCGTAAATCAAACATATTGATTGATGAATTTGAATCATCAATTGGAAATACCGCAGTAACAAAGGTTACTGAATCAGGACAATATATCCAACCACGCTGAATATCTTCTGCCGATATACGGTGTTTCATAAACATTTCTTCTACGCCATCAAAATGATAATCTTCAAAAAATTGAAGTGCATCATCAATACGTTCTTCTACCTGGTCATCATCAACATTAATATCAATGACAGGAAAACCTAATCTGCGTAAGCAGTAAGTTTTAAATGTAGCTCTTGTTGTAGGATTAGCCATATATTATTTAAATGTTTTTGTTTTTAATTATAAAGCTGCAATTGCAGTTTTAAAATCATTATATGTTGCAGAATTAGCTACTAAAGCTTTTAAATTAGCAACAGTAATTGTTGTACTACTAATACTATTTGCACGATCAAAAGAAGCATTAGCTTGCTTTCTAGCATAAGTATCAACCTGTACATCACTTACTTCAAAGTTTCCAGTACTAGCACTATAGACTAATATATCACCTTCTTTGATGCCTTCTAAGTTTACACCACTTAGTTCGGATATATCAATTTTGGCAGAATAGTTCTGTGAAACAATTGACGGCCTTGTTGTTTGCCGTATTTTTACGATGCCTACTTTGGCCACTTTAATTCTTATTAGGCTGGTAGAATAGGTGTCAACTCGGGCATATTAAATTCACGATTCGTAGTATAGATCACTTTGCCGCCGTATTGTACAACATGCTCATCAGAGCTCGAAAGACGAGCACAAAGGTTCATGGCAGCGGTTATTGGCAAATTTACTTCATAAAAACGATGAAATCCAGGGTACATTGCTAAAAGATCATTATACATTTGACTGTCCTTAAAAAAATAAAAAATAATAATTGTACTATTTATGCTATTTGTTAGTTCCAAAATTGTAATGGTTCAGACTTAACTCTAAACGCTGGATCAGCGGCAGAAAATACTCTGCCAGTTTTGGACATAATGCTAGTTATTTTACCTAGATTTGGTTGTAAGCTAAATACTGTTGATTGAAATTGATTTAATTTAAAAGGTTCAATTAAGTCTACTTTAAATACTCTTTGGTCATACTCTTTAGATACAGCATTTTTTATAACAACAATAGGTTTTGTTAATGTATTTGTATCAAATATTGTTTCTTCAAAAAATTTAGAAAAAGCATTTCGTACAACAAAACCTTTAGAGATAAAATTAGAATTGAATTTCTTAGTATCAAATTCTTTTGGAAAAACATCTTTTAAAGCAATATAGGCTTTGTTTAATTGAGGTATAGTTGTATTTAAATTAAATACTTGAGTTTTTGTAAATGGTGTTTTAAAATTACCATAAGATACATCAAATACTTTTTCATCTAAATCTTTTAAAAAAACATTTCTGGCAACAAAACCAGATTTTAATGTGCTAACTTTATACCTCTGTTCTTCCAAAGATTTTGGAAAAGCAGGTTTTAAAGCAATATAGGCTTTGTTTAATTCAGTAACATTAAATCTATTTTGAGGAGTTGGAGTTGCAGCAAAACGGCTTCTACTAGAATATAGACCTGGCGCTATTATTGCATAATATAAATTTTCTCCTGGAGTTGTAGGAGCTGTAGTTGGGTAAACATTAGATTGAGCAATAAAATTACTTACGTTAAGTGTGTCAAGATAAACACGGCCGCTAAGTGGTGTTTTAACAATGAGTTTAGGATTGTTTAATACCGTTACAACTTTAGATTCTAATGATTTAGGAAAAGCAGGTACTGTAGGTAATAAAGCATTACTCCATGGCCTACGAGATTTATCCACTCGTTTGCCTGGCGCTATATTAAAATAATAAAAATTTTCTCGAGCATTCGTTGGTTCTAAAAGTGTACTTACTGTATTTTGGCGAACATTAGAAGTTATAATTCCTCTTGCATCTTTAATAACAGTTATTATGAGTGGTTTAGACCATGGTGCTCTGGCTTTGTCTGCTCTTTTACCTGGAGCTATAGTGAAGTAGTAGAAATTTTCTCGAGCATTAGTTGGCGAAACAAGTGTACTTACTGTATTTTGGCGAACATTTGAAGATATGTTTGCTTGTCTACCATTCAATGCTCCTTC